TTCCTGACAGTGAGAAAGCGCTTGGCGATGTTTTAATGAACATAATTGATTGTCTTTCTCTTGGCGATCAACTCTCTACCGCTACGGGAATCGCAAGGTGCATCAAGAACGCAGCCAACATCCTCGGCATTGAAATTCCTGAGTTGATGGAGCAAAACATCAACAAGTTGTCCGCGCGATATGCCACAAAGAAAATTAACGCAGCGTGAAAGCGCGGTAATTAAAGCCGCGCTGGATGAGCGCAATCCGAGCATTTTTACAAACGTCTTTCTACGACCAAAGACAGGTGGAAAGCTCGTATACCCCGGCTCTACCCGTTACGCACAGTATCTTGAGCAATATGAGGCTGATGGCAAGAGCAAGGACGGCTTTATCGTTCAATCCTCAGAGATTAAATTCAAGGTAACGACCCAGGTAGACCCGGAAACGGGAAACCTTCTCTTTTACGAGGATAGAGGATTTATTCTTCTGAAATGGGCGCTTGAGTTCTATCGCGCAGAACAGAAAGAGAAAACAGTCATAGGGCTTACTGGAACAGGCAAGACGTATAACATCGGCGCCATTGCCCTGTTCATGGCCGCAGCGAATCCGCACTTTGCATTTGTAAACGTAGCGCCTACCGCGAAGCAGTCTGCGCTCATGTTTAAGGCCATCAGGGAATTCATCGATGGGACGGAATATAGAGATGTGTTCGTTATGCCCGCGAAGGCCGGTATCGTTGAATCTCCGTGGCCGCGCATTCGACTTTACAACGGCTCAAGCCTTTCGTTCTTCAACATTGAGAAAGGCGGCGGGAACATTCAAGGTGAGTGGGGCGACTGGTTCAATCTGGACGAAGGCGGGTTGATGGATGGAACGGACAGCACTGGCATTCCAATCCTAAACACCCTCGCTATCAGCATTGTCCCGCGCATGAGAGGAGAGCGGCCAGATGGAAAACTGCGGCTGGGGCAGTATTCCATTACATCAATGGCCTATGACTGTGATCCAATGTGGGAGAGGTTTGACAAGGCCGCGACCGAGCCAAAAATATATTGGAGCAAGCTCGTTCTTCACAAGGATAACTACTATCTGACCGAGGAGAACATAGCGGCCATTGTCCGCAGCGCCCCGCCTGGCCTTGAAGGGATGTGGCTTCGGGGTGAAAGACCGCCCATGCTGGGGACGGAATTCAGCCCTGAAATTCTCAAGTATCTGTATAGCGCCGAGCAAATGGAAGAGGCTCGGAAGAATCAGGACAACGCAGACCCCGACAAGAGGACGATCATCCTTGATTCCGCGTTTGGAATAGTAAACTACGAAGAGCCGCGCATACATGACCATATGTATGTGCTTGCAGGCGACCCCGGCACAGATTCGCCTCCCAACCGCAACTCTCCTTCCATCATGGTATGGGATGTGACAGACTTTCCGAGAAACAAGGCCCGAATGGTTGGGTTTTGGTGGGGCTTTGCCGATGGATCAATCATGCCGTTTATTGAGAAGTTTTCGGAGCTGAGGAGAAAGTATCGTGTTCCAGAAAGCTTTAGAGGGTTTGATAGCACATCAACCCAAAGGTATATGGCTGAACTGGCATGGATGAGCGCAGATGAGGCTGTTGTCCCGCTGGGGTTTGAGGGTGGGAAGAAATACCAATACCTCAACGCGGCAAAGATGCTACTGGCAAAGAACAAGCTGCAAATTCCAGATGGAATACGCCCTATACAGCAGCAGATAAAGCGGTATCGCCTTCCCGACCACAAGGTCGTGCAGGACATCGTAGCTTCTTTCTGCATGTGTTGCCAACTTATGTTTCCGTTATATGTTACTGAATATGGAGAAATTGACGATTATGGTGTGGAGCGTGAGGCTCAAGCTGGCGCGATGGTTGAGGTTAGTAGCAGATGGTCTCGACAAGGGTATGACCGCAATGCCAGACCAGATTTACGATAGGTGGAGTAGGAAGCCTCGCTAATCTCCCATTCACATAACTGACCCTAGAATTTAGTTATGGCCGATATTTCGAACTTTGACATCGAAGCCCCCTCCAACGTTATCAGCGTTGGGGATATGAAGAAACTTACCTCGCGGCTTGCAACCGCGTGGGGAAGCCAGTCGTCAAAGTATGAAGAATGGTGGTCTTGGATTTCTGGCGAAAAGCTGCGCGAGACGGACGGAGTGAAGGCGAAGGACGGGAAATCGAAACTTATCGCCAAATACCCACTTGAGATTAACCCTGCGCTTTGGATTGCTCAGAAACATGGTGAAATTCTATGGGGTGAAGTGCCGGACGACGCTGGAAACATGGTCAACTTCAGCTATCGGGCAGAGGATAGAACCCAGCCGGCAGAGCTTGAGGTCATAGCCGATATTGTTAATCGGGTATGGTTTGACAGTCACCCAAGAGATGTATTATCCCAAGCGGGGTTTTTGTCTCAATTCCTCGGTGGCGCGGTGCTGGGCATTTCGCGCTCGGACAGCACAAAATACGGCCTTCGCATATCCAATGTGATTCCAGACTTCTTTCTGCCGGTCTTTGATTCCACAGACCCGTGGAACTTGCTGGAAAGCTGGCGGTGTTTCTACATCACGCCAGAGGAAGCTGCTGAGAATTACGGCGTGAAGATAAGCGCCGACAAAGATAAGTGCGTCTTGTCAGAACAGTGGACGCGAGACTACTATGAGATTTTGGTGGACGGGAAACCACCCACTCGGATGTTTGGGCTTGAGGGATACAAAAGCGCGGGAGAGAATCCTATTGGCCGCGTCCCATACGTTTACATTCCTCACTACTTGCGGACGGCTGACCATTACGGAATGAGCCAAATACCTGGCATAGCTAAGCTGATGCTGGAATTAAACAGCCGCACAGCTGACGCGGGCGACTATGTAAGAGAAAACTCCGGCACTGAGTATGTCCTAAAAAACACCACAGTGGCGCCAAAGGCGCTTATTCTTCCAAATGGAAAGCAGGCCATAGACATAGGCAAGCCCCAGGTCGGATCTAATCTTGACCCTGACCTATCCAGAATGCAGACATCCTCCGTCAATGGCGATATTCATCAAAAGCTGCCTCGGCAGATCATGGAGATGATTCAACGGGATGGCGCTACGCCAAACATTACGTGGGGCGAGGATGAGGGAAGCCAAAGAAGCGCAATTACGCTGGCCTTCAAGATGTGGCCGCTAACCTCGCACATTCGCAAAGAAAGGGCGATGTGGGCAGAGGGGTTTAGACAGCTGAACGACATCATTGTGCGCTGGCTGGGTGTCTTGAAAACAAACAATCTCCCCGAAAACGCGGCAGATTATCTTTCCTTTACCAAATGGGAGCCGATGACCCCCAGAGACCGGCTTGACCTTGTAAACGAAGTGGTAACGCTATACAGCGTTCATCTTCTCAGTCAAAAGCGAGCCGTGCAACTTCTTAATCGCGGGGAAGATGTGGCAGAAGAATTGGCCGAGATAAAAAAAGACATGGAAGAAGCCCAAAAAAGTCTTGGGAATTCCCAGGGGTCTCCAGCCGGCGCAATTATCTCCAACGGCGCAGCAAATAGCATAAGTCAGCAAGCGAACCAGTAAACTGCCTCTAGCATTATGTTTGTCCTTATCGCACATAAATATGCGGTGACAGACAAAGGAAAACATAATGGAGCCAGAAACTACGACAACGACAACCACACCAGCGGGCGCACAGACACCTCCGTCCGTTGACTGGGAAGCGCGTTTTAAGGGACTTTCTACAAGATACAACGAGGAAGTTGGGAGATTGACGGGGGAGCTAAGCCGCTTCCAGAGCGAAGCCACAACCTATAAGGGAAAGGCAGCTGAACTGGAAACTAAATACGGTGAGGCGACTAAAACTCTTGAGGCTATTACGAACGCGCGCGACAAGGCACTGAGCGAGACCGCCACCTTGCAAGACGTGACAAGTCGTCTGCAAGCCTTAGCCACGGAAGAGTTTAGAGATTTGATTCCGCTGAACGACAAAGGTCTACTTAAGACGGACCTGAAAGGGGATGAATACAAGGCTTATCTTGCCAAATTCAAAGAGACCCTTGCGTCGCAGAAACCAGATCAAAAGACAGGATTTACCCCTGCTACTCCAGCCTCCCGTAAAGGCGCGAAGAAAGCCGATCTCTGGCAAGAGGCGCTTAAAGCGCAACGCGAAGGAAATATGACTGCCTACGATGCCCTTTACACAGAGTATCTAGCGGCAAAGGAGTGATCGATGGTTACGGGACAACTGCCGGGGAACGTTGGTAAGACCGAATTTGAGGCTGATGCCTTTACCGATGTCTTTACACGGCATGTAATTGATTGTGAAGAGATGACTGATGCGGTGGCCCGCATCCCTGTTCCTATGGGGGCAGTGGTGCTAGGCGTCCGCGCGATTGTGACTGAAAGCATTGCGACAGCCACAACCTGCAAAGTTGGCGATCTTGCCGACGACGATGGTTTCTTGACGGCTGCGGCCTTTACGCCGCTGACTGCTGGCGCGATGGTGGATTCCCGCTTACTTGCGGGTGCATATAAAGCCGGCAAAGCCTATTTGAGCGCGACGGGTCAGCTTACGGCGACCTTTGACGTGCAGCCCACCAACGGCAAAATTGAGTTGGATGTTCACTTCCGGGGTTACTCTCCGGTTGAGCGGAACGAAGTGCCGCACAGGGGGTAATTTAGATGGCACAGATTTCTTATTATGATCTGAACCCGATCCAGGTGATTGACCAGAACCACTGGACGGTGCAGATGCCTGAAGTCAATTTCAGATTTCAGCGCAACGCGACGTATACGCCGCTAATTGACTGGAGCTACGACCTTCAGAAATACAACACAACGGATGTGATTGAAACTGAGGCTTTCCAGGGTGATTCCCGCCCGAAAGAGATTGCGCTGACGGCAAACTACGTGAGCACTGCCGCGATGCCGGATACACGCTTTCGTAAATGGTCTGTGAAGCGGTATGCGGACAAGGTGATGCTTCATGAGAGCCAAAATATCTTCAACCAGTGGAAGATAAGTGGTGAAAGTGACTGGCGCCCGCTCCTGCGCGGGGTTCTGGGCGATGCGGTGGTTGGATCAGTGGAGTGGATGGCCCGAAAGTCATTCTTCCAGCTTCCAAAGACCTATTGGCGTCATGCAAGTGGTAAGGCCGACTGGGGAGCTCTCGGCGGTGATGGTGACACCTTTGGCATTGAAGAGGTCAACTACTGGAACTTCTCGCTTGGTAACACGGGAAGCCCGGTAATCCCCGGTGATATGGCTGCTGCAAAAGTGGCCTATATTGCGCCAGGCGCTCATTACGACTTCCGCAGAAAGTTGGCAGCGGCTAGTGGAAACGAAGCTGCGATGTGGCGTGATGCTGCTGTGTATAGCAATACTATCGCCCTTCGCAACGAAATCGGGACATATTCAGGTGTTCGCTTCTTCACGCCTCCGAACGATATCTTTGGTGAGAATCCCAACGTTTTGTATAACGCTGGTGCGATTACCAAGCAGTATGGTGTGGTTGCGCCCATCAAGACCGGCGACGGTAGTCCAGACCCGGAAACCACTCCCGTGGATGGCACCTGGTATGTGGGTCAGAAGGGTGTAACGCACCACATCAAGCTGGAAAGCTTTACAAACGGCGATTTTGAGATCAATGACTTCGTGACGATTCACGTAAAGGCATTGCTGCCAACGGATGTGGACTATCATGGCGTCGAGAACGGTGTAGACCCGCTTGACGAGATGACCGTCAATCGCAGAATCGTAGCGGTGGATAACACCAACAAGACGATTAGCGTTGACCATCCCATTTCCTTTGACTTTACCTCCGCGTTCATTGGTCAGTCTGTGACTGGTGCAACTCCGGGCACATTCTATGCCTATGTGACAAAGGGAAAGAACATCGGCTACTCCATTGTGCTGGGATCGCGTGGTGGTGTGAAGTCGCAGGTTATGAAGCCGCTTAAGTTCTACAACCCAAAGCCGGTGGACGACTTTGATTCGGTGTGGCGGTTTACCTTCGATCACATCCTTGGGATGAATCTGGCAGACCCGAACCTGTTCCAACTTTATTTCTATGCTGTCAGCGTTCCTAAGCCTGGCGGCGTGATTACAGCGTAAATATGGCAAACTGGTCAGAAATAAGCGCAAAGCTATCCCTAATAATCGGTGATGTAACCGAAAGTGCCTATCCCGAAGAGTTTAGGATAGTTGCATTTAATCTGGCTACAGACCATTTCGCTCAGACACATACAGCCCCGCTGAAAAGCAATCTCCTAACCGATTTTGCCGGAGGTGGGGCTGTTCTTCCTCTTCCATCCGACTGCATGGTGCTGGCCGGGGTAGAGGATGTCACAAATAAGAGATTTCTAAGCCCTGTCATCATTCAGGGCGGGTATGAATCGTTCACGGACGGATTTATTGAAACCGCGGATGGGATACAGGTGTTCTCGACTTTAGAAGGATGCAGGATATGGTATTACTCCTTCTATTCCCCAATTGTTGACGGAACGAGCGTCGTCCAGTCCCCAAGATTTGCCGAATACGCGCTCATGATGCTTGCTATGTCTCTTTTGCTTAACCCAGATATGCTGGGCGAGGCTTCCTTGAGCCGATATGATTCAACACGAGACAAGGGGACACCAGAACAAAGCGCAATTCGTAAACAAGCTCAATACTATTTTGAGCAATATACAAAGTCGCTATCCGGGATACCACCTCAGCAGCGCTCTTTCTTCAACCGATGATTGTTCTCCAGGATGCCGTCGGCGCACGGTTTGTAGATGTCCTTACCGATGCCTGTATCGCGCAGGTAGCCGATGAGGAATACAAGGCCACTCTCATTAAGCAGGGCTTGTTTCAGGAAGACCCTGTAAAGAGACGTATTGCACTCATGGTCAATCCGGGAAATATAGATGAGACGAGCGCGGCCCCTCGCTGGGCAAATGCCAACGCAGGCGCCGACAAAGAGACTATCCGTGTTCCAGCCTATGAGATTGGTGGTGGCGGGTTTCAATACCTGAGATACACGATTGAGATTTCTGTCTTTCTCGTCAAAACAAAAGAGCCCCAAGACAAGTCTAGAAACATAGGTATGTCTCTATTTGCAAGAACATGTAAAGCCCTCGATAATCTTCCGATTGGAATAACTGACGAGCTGGGCTATTCTGCGATACAGGCCTACGTTAAATCCTCATCCCCTTATGAAAGTGGTGGTCAGGGGTCGTATATCTGGAAAGGGAAAGTGTTTGTTGAGGTTCTTGTTGCCAAGCCCCTCTAGTCACCCGTTGACATAAATGCACCTATCATTTCTCTTGTAATAGCAACAGCTATTTGAATTGGGAATTCCCAATTGTGGCGGTTGGGCGTTCAGGAGAAAAAATAAATGGGCATATCAGGAACAAGAGGATATGTAAGTCTTGGTTATCAGGCTGGAAAAGGCACAGCCGCCAATCAAGCCAATAAAAAGAGAATCATCGCGCTGGAAGAGGGCTTTGGGGTTCAGGAGATGGCTGATAGCCTTCCAATTGAACTTAGCGGCAAACTATTTCCGAACCACACATACAAAAACGGCGTCTATGGCGCTGGCGGTATGAGGGTAATCCCTCGCCTTGGGGATTCAATCGCCTATCTTATTCACGGAACCGCTGGGCTTTACAGTGTGGCTGCTACCGGCACAGCTGCGTATAAGCATACCTTCACGGTTGATGACGCGAATCAGGCAGATCTTCCGTGGATGACGGTCGAGAGATACATCCCCGGCCCCAGTGGGTCGGATGGTTCTCAGGAACGCTATGAGGATGCGAGGCTTGTTTCGACAAGCTTTACCTTGCCAGCGGCGGGGCCTGCCGTGTGCGAATCGGCATTCATCGGATGTAAACCAGGCATCCCGGTGGATGATGAAACGGATGCGCCATTGGCTTCGGCAAATGATGTAGGGGATTCAATTGCCCTTTCCTGCTCTGGCTCGTTTACAGCAAGCATTACTGAATTGGCGGCTGCGAAGTTTACGGCCATTCAGTTGATGAACATTGTGCAATATACGTCACCGCAGGACGCGCAGGTATTTGGATCGTATTACTTGGAGAACTTGGTGCCTCTGGGAAGAACGACGGCCGTGCGGTTGATTGCGAACTTGGACGACAAGGCTTTGTATCAGCGCATGGTTTATGGCAATATTGGTGTGGTTCAGTGGACGCCAGTTGTGCAGTCTGGCAGTATTTCGGTCAAGGCATCTTCCGCTGGCAACATGCCCGGCGAGACCATTCCTTACTCGTTGACGTTCTCAGCTCCAAATGTGAAGTTTCTGGGTGGAAGGATGAGTCTTACACCGGCGAAGCTTCTTCAGTTGGAGATTACCGGCCAGATCAACAACAGCACAACGGCCACACCTACCCTTAAATACGAGCTTGTGAACCAAGTTGCAAGCTATACGTTCGCTTAAAAATAATATGGCTCTAAAAATCCCAACCCCGCCAGAAATAACTTTTCACTTCTTTTGTGCCGACCCTGCCAACGTAGGAAACGTTGAACGGATTACAGCAGAGGAAGCAAGTGGCAAAAGCCCGGACAACGTGTTTCTTGTCAAATTCCGGCAGGGGACGATAGGTGAGGACACGCGAAGAGATTCACTGATTGGGCAAAGAAAGTTTGCTTCGGAAGATGGAAGGATAGTCTCATTGGCGGATGTAGGGCAAGGCGCATTGGCACATCTCGAAATAGGCATGACGCTCACGGACACGAGCCTCGGCCTTCAAGATGGAAGCGCATTGCGTTTTGTCACCAGCGGAAGCGTGAGAAAGATAGAGAGTGAGGATCAATTCAGCCGTTGGTATAACTCCATTCCATCACCGTGGGCAAATGAAATCTATACGGCCTGCTTGGAGGTAAATCCTTCGTGGGATCCATCCAAAAGATTTTCAGAGCCATCTGAATGAGATAGAAAAAATCGTAAGGGCGTATTACATCGAAAAAGACGAGGTGATACGAAAACTTGGCTTTGGGATTACAGACGTAGAAATACCGCAGTCGCCGGGGATTCTCAATCTGGCAATAATGATAAAGAGATATGGGAATCCCTGGGCTGGCGGTTTATTTGACCAGCCTCATATCACGATCAAGGAAATCGAAGTAGTAAACAGTGTTCTAAATGAAATAGACCTTGTAAAGAGCCAGCCCAAACAGTCCGGCAATGAATACACCTAAAGACCTATTTCCAAAGTTTAACAGTGGCAGAGATGTGACGAGATGGATGGCCGCGCAACTTTCGCGCAGCGGCATCCCGGCAGACAGCGCCATTTTTGGAGAGGATGTTTTTGGTGAGGACAGCGGCAATGCTCTGGTGGTTAATCCGAACACGGAGAGCGAGACGAGATTCCCCGTTTCCTATGAATCTCAGTCCGGCCTTCTAAGGGTTGGAAACACGCTTTACACCAACTCCTTCATTGCCGAGGGATACGACAAAGGGAAGCCTCTTGGCGAGTATCTAAACCCGCAGCAGACGGCTATGCGGTTTCTGACGGATGCCATAAAGACCGCGAAACAGGAAAACATGCCTGTAAGCGATGTTTATACGGCCTTGACCGACCCGCTTCCGCGCCCTGGCATTGCGACCGATTTACGGACAATGCCGTCAGGGACACTTAACAAGTATTCCAGCACACTAACCCAGCTTTATCCCCGCAGTTGGTCGTCCCGAATGATAGGGTCCAGTGCGCTAAACATTGCTTCGACAAGAGGTTACATCCCGGTTAAGGGCGCGGAGATGGGCGAGGAATTTGTCCCGACCGATGATGAATCCTTTAACCCGGATGCGCTTACAAGGGCAACAACGCCAACGGCCAATGTTCAAACCTCTATCCACTTTGGGATGGCTCTTGGGGACAGCCCTGGCATGTCCTACCGCGCGACAAAAAGAGAATTGACAGTAGAGGGCAGCAAGAGTATCGCGGGGAAGATAGACAAATTTGGCAAGAGAGCGTTCCGCGAGAGATGGGAGGCCGACCCGCTTCTGTATCCAAACGAGGGGACACAACAGGAGCCACGCCAGTTGATGGTGGAGGCATTTCTTCAAAAGAGAGAGCTTGGCGAAGGGCGCGCGATCATTGGACAGCTTCGGAACGCGACGATTAGAACAACGCCCCAAAAGTCTTACCTTCCCATTGATTCGCACCTTGACCTGAGCCAATTAAAGCTTGAGGAAGGGTTTACAGGCCAACACGCCTACGTTGGGCGCGAGGGCGCGACGCTGGCTACCATTGGCGAGAACAAGATACGGCTTCCATCCACAAACTTCGCCGCTTCCAACATTGGAGAGATACGACTTGGAATTGGGATGGGGCGGCGGGTGATAAATCAACTGACCTCGCTTCTCGGCTCTGAACGGCGCGACCAGATTGAGGCCAACTTCATGTATGCGAAGGCATACGATGATACTGCCCGGCAGGAAATTCTTGACCTTGTAGAAGGAAAGACGGGAATCAAGACATCCTTCGGGACAGGTGCAAACGATGGTATGTCTCTCGTGTTTGAGAAGGGGCGGGTAGCGGAGATATTTTCTTCCAAGAGCCTGCAAGAGAAAGACCTGCCCGTCTATCAGCAAGGCGCGACCGAATTCCTTGAGAAAAATAACATTGACATTGCAACGGCTTATCAGAACGTCAAATATAAGCCGGAGAAAATTGCCCTTATTGCCGAGGGCCTTAAGAGCATTACCCAAAAGAACGAAAAAGGCGAGTGGATGTATAGCGGCAAGAAGTGGGATTCAATACGCGATGCCGCGCTTAAGGTCAGGGAAGAAGCCTCTGAGTGGGCGGCTAATGGGACCAGTGGGATGGAATTGCTGGATCGGATGGTCTCTCGCTATGACGAGCTGGGGCCAAAACTCACAGACCCAGACACCGGGGAATCCTTTACGCCATTTCCTATCATTCAAAAGGGATTCTCGGTGGAGTATCCAGGCAAGGGACGTGTAGGTTTGGATATTCTTAACTGGATGGGGCGCGAGAATCCAGAACTTCAGAAAGAGGTTATCCAGCAGGGCGTGAAGAACAATGCCTATCTGCGCTATCAGCTTATGATGGAGCAGCCAAAGGCAAAAGAGGTAGGCGTTCCAGAGGGCGGCGTGGTTACAGACAAGAACTTAACCACTGATAACCGTTTGAAGGCGATTGGCGACTATCTTTCTGACAAGGTAAACCCGGGTCAGATGTTCTCCGTAAATGGGGTGACAGTCGTTCATCCCGAAGATGTTATACGAAATGGCACAACGGGCATGAAGACCGCCTACTCGCGCCTGTTTGACCCGTATAACGACGCTTGGAAGAACCCGAATGATGGCCGGATAAGCGATGTTGAGTTGCAGGGGTTTGATCCATATCCGATAAACCAGCAAATGACGGACAGGGCAATGGAAGTCGTCAAGCAGACTGGCATGCACATTTCCGGCAACTATGGCGCAAACGCGGATGCCAGAAAAGAGATGGAGTCGGTTAAGCCCAATGGGTTGTATTACGCGCAAATGCAGGGCAACCCTGACTTGGGAGAGACGGAAGCGCGATATGGCCGCGTTGAACTTGAGAAGATGGCGAGAGACTTCGGCGTAAGCGAGAGTGACATTATAGGGATGGGTCCCATCCCAACGGCTCTTCAACGCTATCCCGCCAGCATGGGGCCGCTGTATGCAAACGCCACATACGACAAGAGCGTAAAAACTGGCCTGCAAATCTCAATGTCAAACAGCATTAGGACGCAGGGCGACTGGGATAGTGATTCCGTTGAAGCCATGCCATTGATAAAGAAAGACGAGAACGGAAATCTTGTCAGAATGGCTGGCGCAGATGAGGCCGTCAACTCACAGGGGCAAAATAACATTGCCGCTCTTCAGGTTCTAGCCACGATTGGAGGAGAGGACAACTTCAACAAGAAACTTGCAGAGATTCAAGCAGCAAAGGGCGCCGCGCCTACGCCTGACGAGATGATTCAGGGCTACGAGGGGCCAAACGGAAGAATAGACAGCTTGAAAGCCGGCAAGCAGAACGTAGTGGGCGGCGCGATTGAAGATAGCATCCTTCCCGCTGGAAAGACAGCCCTCACCGCCCTGACAAACCCGTCTCGCGCTACACACGTTGTATCAAATAAGGACATGATTGATACTGCCCAGGTGGGAATTGAATCAAAGAGCGAGATGTCAGGATTCCTGCTTTTGCGCGGCCTGCAAAAGGCGGTAGGTGGCAAGGCGCTTGAGACGGCGAATCAATCATTCCCGAATTATCAAAGCGGGTTTCGCTCTATGGCAGACGCGGCATCTCTTCCTGCGTCAAAGACATCACCAGCGGCCTTGATCCACCAGCAAATTGCAAACGCGCATCTCAAAGTGCTGGACATGGAATCCTCTGAGCTTCCATTTGCGATTAAGGGCTTTAACTTTGAATGGCTGAGCCGGTGGGCAAATACAGGACGCGACGGAGCAAGTTTCAGGTATGGAAACGTTGTATCTCAGGACTTCACCAAATTTCTTGGCGTTAAGAGCTACGATCCCGAAACTATTGCAACCCTGTTCGCTCCTCCCGATGAGATGAAGCAAAAAGCTCTCGCTCAATTTGTAAGAGACGCGAGAGCAGGGAAGGGGCCAAAGCGCGACGGCGTAATAAACGACATTCTGACGGGGGGGGGAAGCCCATATCACGATTTGGTTAGAAGTCGTGTTGCCACCCAGTTGCGGGCGACGTCAGAGGAAGGAAAACTTACTCCTGCCCAAAATGGCCGGTTTTTGCTTCCCAATAGCAACAGCTCCATCTCTCAGCAAATGATTGACGAGGCCGTCAACATCTCTAACGAACCGCTTGGGGTTGAGACCAGACGCAGCACTACGAAGCGTGGAAGCGCAATGTCTGCACTTGAGGCTAATGCGCTTTCGGACACTGGGAGCATGGTTCTGGATGAAGCCGCGGCGCAGGCAGGGACGACAAGAACAGGGACGCCATCTTATGCGGATATCCCAGCCCTTCAGCGGTCGCTGCAAGGCCCCAACTCAGTCAGACAAAGAGCCGGACAGCCGCCCGTTGCCCCCATAGTTGACGCAGAAGAGCCTACGCAAGAGATACCGCAGGCGCAGGACATTCCGCAACCACAGACGAATACAGCCCCCAGAACAGCCTCCCCTTCAATCCGGCTAAATACACGGGTTGGGGCAGTGAAGCCTACCAAGAGAGTTGGGCAATCCAGTAGTCAGGCCAGACCTACTCTTACGCCACCAAACAGAGTTGGGAATTCCCAAAACGCTAGTGACGAGCAAGACTATCTCCCCAATTACGGGACTGACAAATATGGGTTGAAATCAACGGCCATGAACACCATTGCCGAGTATGCGAAGCAGAATACGCTGCTGCTGGGCAAGGTTTTGGGGCAGAAACATCACGGAACGGGCATAGGGGCGAGGTATAACGAGGGCGCAATTCAAAACGAGAATAAGCTTTGGGAGAACTTCATAGCGGATGATGGGTCTCTGAAAATGTCTCTGGAAGAGTTGGAGCAAAAATTCCCGAACGAGTTTTCATCTCTCCACTTTGACACAAAGAGCGTGTTCAAAAACGCTGGTCTATATGCGCGAGGGATGCTGCCCAAAGCGGAGGCCGCGCGTTTTGCACGCAACTTTAACCAGCAGGCCATGAAAAATGCCTGGGTTCAATTTGGAACGCCTGCCGCGGGGTCTATGGAGCCGGAGGCTCTTCCGGCACAGGGATTGATGCAGAAGTATCTGCAAAAAAACATGCCTGGCATTGAGGAACTTGCGAAGGGGATTACCCATGATAATCCCAATAGCCCGTTGTTTGGAGACTTCCAGAAAGAGCTAAAGGCATCAAAAGACCTGCTGAAGCAGTTTAACGACGCGGTAAAGAACACGACTTCGGGGACGAAGGAACAGGCAGAGGCAATTAAGAAGATGGCCCCTGACCTTCAAAAGATGGCGATGCGGATGGAGGAGAGCGTCCGAATCCCTGGCGCGCGGAAAGAACTGCCTGAATCCGTGAGAGAAATGCGTAAGATGGCGCACGACCTGAGAGGCGCATACCTTCCTGAATCTCTGGGAGGCGGGACACCAGACAGCACATTTGAGAAGCTAAGCGAAAACGACCAGAGGAAGATGTTTAGCGGCTCAATACGTGGCGGGCAAATGCTGGATAACGGGGGAACGGCAAAGACGGGAGAGAGATTTATCGCGGCTATGTTTGCTATGCAGACCATGCGCTCCCTGCGATACACGTTCAATCCCATCATTGACAACGCCAATAGCTATGTTGCGAACGAGGCTAACCTTCTTGGGCAATATTCTCAGGCAACTGGTCTTTCTTCTAACCTAAACAATCAGTTTGGCGTGATGAGAACTAATCAAATGTTCTCAAACGTCCAATACGGGATTGGGCAAAACGCCAACGAGATAGTCAGTGGCGCAGGCCAAATGATACAGGGTCTTGGCATTCATGGAGGCGGGGCATTTGGCTATGCGGCCTCTATCCTCAGCCCTGCATTCGGCGTAGGCGCGGCCACGACACTAGCAGTTACAAGCGCCACACAAAACCCGGTAGCGGGTCTTGTGCTTGGCGCGGGCGCATCCGGGCTTGCAGCGGTTGGTGGAGCGATTGCCTATCAGCAGGGCGCAATGAATGACAAAAACGCCCGCATACGCTCTGATGTGATGAGCAGTCTTGGGATGGAAAAGTGGGCTATCGCTTCTGAGGATACAGCGGCCTATGTGTCTACTGAGGGCGGCGGTCTAAACCCGATTATTGGTTCACTCTGGAATGGACTGAAAAGGGTGAACCCGGCGATAGCAATTCCGTATGCTGCCAATAGGACACTGAAAGATGTTTACAAGAACTGGAATTCTCCGCTTGGCGATGCAATTAATGGAGCGCTGGATTCGTTTTACAACTCAACTTTTGGAAAATTTGAGGGGACTAGAAGCGACTTTTCTCCAGAGGGAAAGAATGTAGTTGATCGTCTTGGGACATCCCCATTTGACTGGTCGGGGATGAACTCAACCGAGACGCTTGGGATGATGGAATCGGTAAACATCCCTGGCTCACCACTGTCTAAGTGGATGGACGCCTCTGGCCTTACGGATAAGTCAAAGCGCATGTCCGTGGCGACCATGACGCAGATAATGGGACAGGGGCTTTCGGAAGAGGAAAAGACCAGACTACAAATATCTCTTGGAAAGGCAGAGGCTAACGTTCTGGCGGGTGGCGCCGATACGCAACGCGAATTAGCTTCCAAACTCGCCATAAGCCGCGGGGATATGCGCTTTAACGCAGGGGCATTGTTGCTCTCTCAGGGCGTAGAGCCTCTTTCTATCGCGGACACGACGCAGGAAATCGCATCATGGCAAAGCGCGGGGGGACGGCAGGGATTGGCTCAGTTAAATTCCTTGCTGTCAAAGAACATGGGCATTCAGGATTACGGGAAGATGATTGCCGGCATGTCACCCCAGCAGCAAATGGGGATGCAACTTTTCCAGCAGGCTAATCCTCAAATGCTTG